GCTCGAGCCGATGGATCCGCACGAGGCCGGGGCCTGGGCCGACGCGCACGGCTGGAGCGACTGGCATGCCTGAGCTGGTGCTGCCGAACGGCTTCACGCCGCGCCCGCCGCAGCGCGAGCTGATGCGCTACTTCGACCACGGCGGCCTGCGCGCGGTGGCCTGCTGGCCGCGCCGCTACGGCAAGGATCTGACGCTGGTGCACCAGACGGTCAAGATGATGTTCGAGCGCCCGGGCATGTACCTGCACATGCTGCCCAACCACCGGCAGGCGAGGAAGGTGATCTGGGACGGCTTCGACAACACGGGCGCCAAGGTGCTCGACACCGCGATGCCGAAGGCGATCCGCGAGCAGACCAACCAGACCGAGATGAAGATCGTGCTGCGCAACGGCGCCATCTGGCAGCTCGTCGGCTCGGACTACTACGACACGATCGTCGGCGCCAACCCCTTCGGCCTCGTGATGAGCGAGGCGGCGCTGTCGGACCCGAGGGCGTGGCAGATCTTCCGCCCGATCCTGGCCGGCAACGGCGGCTGGGGCGCCTTCATCTCGACCCCGCGCGGCTACAACCACTTCCACGCGCTCTTGAAGCTCGCGCAGGCCAACGCGCACTGGTACGCCTCGCACCTGACGGCGCTGCAGACCGGCCACATCGCGCCCGAGGTGCTGGCCGACGAGCAGCGCGAGATGCCCGACGAGCTGTACCGCCAGGAGTACCTGTGCGACTTCAGCGCGGCCAACGTCGGCGCCATCTTCGGGCGCTACATCGAGGCCGCCGAGCGCGAGGGGCGCATCTGCGAGCTGGACGCCGCCGGCGGTCACGCCGAGGTCTGGGTCACGTGCGACATCGGCTACCGCGACAAGGCCGCCTTCGTCTGGTGGCGCCGGCTGCGCGGCGGCTTCGAGATCTTCCACTACGACGACGGCTCGGGCATGGACGCGGCCGAGTGGATCACGCGCCTTGCCCACCAGCCGGCGGCCGACGTGCTGGTGCTGCCGCACGACGCGCGCGCCAAGACCTTCCAGTCGAGCCGCACCACGGTCGAGACCTTCCTCGCCGACCCGCCCTGGCCCGGCTGCGAGGTGCGCGTCAACGAGCAGAGGAAGAAGCACGACTCGATCAACGCCGGGCGGCTGATGCTGCGGCGCCTCTTGATCTCCAGCGCGCCGGTGTGCGAGCCGTTCCTGATGGCGATGCGCGCCTACGCCTACCGCTACGACGAGCAGACCAAGACCTTCTCCAGCGAGCCCGAGCATGACTGGGCCAGCCACGCGGCCGACGCCTTCATGGAGGGCGCGGCGCGGCTGGCGACGCTGGAGCCGCCGCCCCCACCGCGCAGGGCGATCGTGCCGCCCCTGCACCACGCCTTCTCGCTGGATCAGCTCCACGAGACGGTCGGCTCCGCTGCCGGCCGCGACGGGAGAATCTGATGCCACTGCCACCGCCGCCCCAGCCGGGCCAGCCCATTCCAATTCCGGGTAACGCAATGCCAGGCGCCGGCCCCCGACCCGGGACCACTCCGCCGCCCGGCAAAGAGGCCCAGGACATCAACCAGCCGGTCAAGCCGGGCGACCAGAAGAAGGTGCCCGAGGCGGTCAAGGGCAAGAGCCCGACCGAGCTGGCGGCGCGCTGGGAGCGCGAGCTGCAGGCGGCCAAGAAGAACCTCTCCAAGTTCCACACCCAGGCCCGCAAGATGAACCACCGCTACCTCGACGAGCGGGAAGCCGTCGGCGGCGACCCGGCCGAGGCCAAGTTCAACCTGTTCTGGTCGAACATCGAGGTGCTCAAGGCGAGCCTGTACGCCAAGCCGCCCAACGTCGACGTGAGCAACAGCTACAAGGACAGCGAGGACGACGTGAGCCGGGTGGCGGCCAACATCCTGCAGCGGCTGCTCAACCACGACATCGAGGACGACGACGAGTCGACCTACCCCGAACTCACCAAGCAGGCGGTCTCCGACTACCTGATCGTGGGCCTGGGGCAGGTCTGGTATCGCTACGAGGTCGAGACCGAGCAGAACACGACCGAGCCGGTCACCGACCCCGAGACCGGGGCGATGCTGGCCGAGCCGATCGAGTACGAGGCGATCACGCGCGAGGACGCGCCGGCCGACTACGTCTACTGGGAGGACTTCTGGTGGAGCCCGTGCCGGGTCTGGCAGGACTGCCGCTGGGTGGCGCGGCGCGTCTTCATGACGCGCGAGGAGCTGTGCGAGCGCTTCGGCGACAAGATCGGCAAGGAGGTGCCGGTCGCCAAGCAGCGCTCGCGCGGCGAGGGCACCCCGAACGACCCGTGGGAGAAGGCGGGCGTGTTCGAGATCTGGGACAAGACCACCCAGTGCGCCTACTGGCACGTGCTCGGCTTCAACGTCATCTGCGACTACAAGCCGGATCCGCTCGGGCTGCGCGGCTTCTTCCCGTGCCCGGAGCCGCTGATCGCCAACGCCACCACGTCCAGCTTCATGCCGCGCGCCGACTACCTGCTGGCGCAGGACCAGTACCAGCAGATCGACGAGCTGACGACGCGCCTGAAGTACCTGATCCGGGCCTGCAAGGTGGTCGGCGCCTACGACAAGAACTCGACCGCGCTCGGCCGCGTCTTCATGGAGGGGATGGAGAACCAGATGCTGCCGGTGGACAACTGGGCGGCGTTCGCCGAGAAGGGCGGCATCAAGGGCCAGATGGACTTCGTGCCGCTGGAGGTGATCGTCAGCGTGATCACGGGCCTCACCCAGCAGCGCGACGTGCTCAAGGGCAACCTCTACGAGGTGCTGGGCATCGGCGACATCATGCGCGGCATGACCAACCCCGACGAGACGCTGGGAGCGCAGCAGCTGAAGGCCCAGTTTGGCGGCAACCGGCTGCAGTTCAAGCAGCAGGCGATCGGCGGCTGGGTGGCGGGCGGCCAGCGCATCCGGGCGCAGATCATCTGCGACAAGTTCCAGCCGCAGACCATCACCGAGCGCTCCAACATCATGCGCAGTCCGGATGCGCAGATGGCTGCGCAGGCGGTGCAGATGTTGAAGGACGCCGGCGACTCGAAGTTCTACCGCATCACGATCGAGAGCGAGTCGATGGCGATGGTCGACTGGGCGCAGGAGCGCGACAGCCGCAGCCAGTTCATGACCGCCGTCGGCAGCTTCATCCAGTCGGTCGGCCCGCTGCTGGAGCAGAACAAGTCGGCGGCGCCCGCCATCCTGCAGATGATGAAGTGGGGCCTGGGGGGCTTCCGCGTCTCGAAGGAGATCGAGACCGTGATGGACGAGGCGATCGCCCAGGCGACGCAGCAGATGGGCCAGCCCGAGCCGCCCGACATCGAGCAGCAGGCACGGGTCGACAAGGACAAGGCGGTCGCCACCAAGGACAAGACCCAGGCCGTCAAGAACCTCGCCGAGGCGCATGTCAAGGGCGCCGAGGCCGCCCTCGCCGGCCACATGGGCATGAACGCCGGGCCGGGCGGCATGGCGATGCAGCCGCCGCCCTCGATGGCACCATTGCAGGCTGCGCCGATGGGCGGCGCACCGATGCAATAAGGAGCGAACCGATGGTGACCCGCAAGACCCCTGCCCCCTTCTCCGAGCCGCTGGTCGAGAAGCACCCCGCCACGCGCCCGGCGGTCTACCGCCCGGAGCTGCCCGAGCGCTTCCGCTCGGGCGGCGCGACGGCCGAGGAGCTGGCGGCCTGGAAGCGCGCCAACTGGCAGGGCGAACACGACGACGACGAACAGGACGCCACCCCATGACGATCGACATCGCAACGCCTACCACCGTCGCGGCCCTGCCGGGCCTGATCATGTGCCCGGCCTGCTCGGCAGCGCTGTTCAAGGTCGACCTGATCGGGGCGCACGTGCCGGCGCCCGAGCGGCTGCGCATGAAGTGCATCAACACCCGCTGCGACGAGCAGGGCGTGGTCAAGCTGGTGCCGGTGCAGGTGATCGAGGTCGAGGTCGAGCATGCCTGCGCAGACGACTGACCCCTCGTTCGTCAGCAAGCCCGATCCGCACCTGACGATCGACCTGCTGCGCTCGGGCTGGGGCAAGGCCAAGGAGCACTTCCCCCGCCTGCAGGGCGTCGAGGATGAGATCCCGAGCGAGTGGCTGGCCGGGGCCGAGGGCGTGACGCGCGCGCTCGCCCCGGGCGAGC